GGTTTCGCTCGACGTGAATATGTCAGTAGCTAGAGCATTTGAATTTGCATTTCGTTTCGTTTTAATGTAGCAACATAATTAATGGATATAGATAAAAAAAAGAAAGTAACACTAGATATAGTAAGACCTTTTGGTCCTAGTATTTTAAAAACTCAATTAACTGAAGAACTTATTAAAGACTTAAATCAAGATTGTTTAGATATAACCGAGAAGAAAAAAGAAAAGCGTGATTGGTCAGACCAGTTAGCTGGTAGAGTAGAAGAAGAATTTCATATTAGTCAAGATACATTAATCAAACATGCTAATTGGTTTAATGCTGTTACTGGTAGATATTTATTTCCAAGCGATAAAGATTATGAAAATCAAAAAGATAATTTTAAAGTTGGTATAGCAAGTGGTTGGTATGTAAGACAGTTTGCTGGAGACTTTAATCCTTACCATTACCATACTGGTTGTAATATCTCTTGCGTTGGTTATCTTAAAATGCCTGAAGATATAAACGAGTATTGGGAAAAGGAAGATAAAGACCATAACCCATTTGGTGGATACCTAGATTTTAGATATGGAACCATTGGATTGAATTGCCCAAATAATATAAAACTAAAACCTCAAGTTGGAGACTTTTATATGTTTCCTAATTGGTTAGACCATCAAGTGTACCCATTTAGAAGTAAATATAACTATCCTGATGAAAAGGGAGAAAGGCGTTCATTTAGTTTGAACATAGTATTTAGTAATGTCGAAAAAGATAGAAATAAAAGTTAATCCTAATTTAAAAACAATTAGGTTAGATAGTTTAGTACCTTATAATAAAAATCCTAGAAAAATCCAAAAAGGAGTTCCTTTAGTTAAAGAATCAATTAAAACTTTTGGATTTAATGTTCCTATTACTATTAATAATATGAGAGATAGAGAAATTGTAAGTGGACATACAAGATACTCTGCAGCAAAAGAACTTGGAATGGAATTGGTCCCATATATTGAATTAGAACATTTATCAGATTTAGATATTAGAAAATTTAGATTAGCCGATAATAGAGTTAGTCAGGACACAGAGTGGGATAAGAATTTATTGCGTAATGAATTAGCAGAATTAGAATTAAATAGTAAATTAGATGCAGAGTGGTGGAAAGCAACTGGATTTGATACACAAGAAATAGCAAAAATACTTGCTGGAACATTAACAGAACCACAAGAAGATTTTAAAGAAGTAGGAGAGAATTTAGAAACAAAGAATAAATGTCCTAAATGTTCGTATGAATGGTAGCACAAAAAAACCTAAATATGAAATACCTACAATGGAAGAAATCGAAAAATTAGATAAGAATGGTTATAAAGTTATTTCGACTTTTTCTGGGTGTGGTGGTTCAAGTCTTGGATATAAGTTAGCTGGTTATAAAGTATTATGGGCAAATGAATTTGTTAAAGCTGCAGCAGAAACCTATAAAGCAAATCATAAAAAAACTATTTTAAATCAAAAAGATATAAGAGATTTAACACCTGAAGATATATTAAAGGAAGCTGGATTAAAAAAAGGAGAATTAGATATATTTGATGGCA